GACAGTTTATTATTAAAAACTTATGCAACTAGGTTTTTGTGGGATGGCACAGAATATATTGGGCCATTAATACATGCGCCTAGCTTAGAGTCAGCAAAACTTATTGCAGAATACCATGGTCTTTTGCTTGATGGTGAATTAGAGGCTATTATAGGGACAGAAATAGGTTTTGAAGAAGATCTTAAAAATAAGGTAATACATTAATATGGCTATAGATAAGTTAGGCACCAATAATGATCCAGACATAAAAGTACAAGGATCAGCAGTAAATATCGTTCCTGATACCACTAGAGACGAGCAAATTCAAGCAGCAGCACAAGTGTTGGTAAATGATGAACAAGTCTTACTAGACGATGAAATACAAGCACCATCACAGCCACAAATGAGCTTCGATGCTAATTTAGTAGATTTTATAGATCTCAACACTTTAGAAAAAATATCTAATGATCTTTTAGATGCAATAGATTCTGACAAACAATCAAGATCTGAGTGGGAAAAAACATACACAGATGGCTTGAAATACTTAGGAATGAAGTTTGACGATACCAGATCTCAACCCTTTGAAGGCTCATCTGGCGTTGTACATCCTATTCTGGCTGAGGCAGTCACACAGTTCCAAGCACAAGCCTACAAAGAAATGTTACCAGCAAAAGGACCAGTAAAAACAGAAATAGTTGGTGCTCGGACTATAGAAACAGAAAGCCAAGCGGAGCGAGTTCAAGAATTTATGAACTATTACATTATGAATGAGATGGACGAGTACGATCCTGAACTAGATCAAATGTTGTTTTACTTACCACTTGCTGGCTCTTGTTTTAAGAAAATATATTTTGATTTTGTGTTAAACAGAGCAGTGGCTAAGTTTGTAGCGCCAGAAGATCTTATAGTTCCATACGAGGCAGCAGATATTAGTTCAGCAGAAAGAATCACACACTCTATAAGCATGTCTGCTAATGAAATCAAAAAACAACAAGTTTCTGGTTTTTATGCAAACGTAGATATAGGCTCAGGATCATATAGTGAAGACTTAGACGAGATTGAAGAAGCTATAGATGATATACAAGGCATTTCACCTAGCTACAAAGAAAATAGAAACAGAACGGTTTATGAAGTGCATACAGTATTAGACATAGAGGGTTTTGAAGATTTAGATGCTCAAGGCATGCCTACAGGATTAAAGCTTCCATATATTGTAACCATTGAAGAAGATTCGCAAAAAATACTCTCAATACGCAGAAACTATAGAGAAAACGACGTGTTGAAGAACAAAATTAACTATTTTGTTCAATATAAGTTTTTACCCGGATTAGGTTTTTACGGTCTAGGCTTATCCCACATGATCGGCGGCCTTTCCAAAGCATCAACCTCAATATTAAGACAGCTCATTGATGCTGGTACATTAGCCAATCTTCCTGCTGGTTTTAAAGCAAGAGGCATGCGTATTAGAGATGAAGATGACCCGCTACAACCCGGAGAGTTTAGAGATATTGACACCACGGGCGGATCTTTAAGAGAAAACCTAATACCTTTACCAATAAAAGAGCCTAGCAACGTGCTTATGCAGCTATTAGGCATTTTAGTTGATTCAGGAAAAAGATTTGCAGCTATAGCTGACATGAACGTAGGCGACATGAATCAAGCAATGCCTGTTGGCACAACCGTAGCTTTGCTTGAACGAGGCACTAAAGTTATGAGCGCAATACACAAAAGATTGCATTATGCACAACGTATTGAGTTTGGCTTATTAGCAAAAGTTTTTAGTGAATATCTGCCACCTGTTTATAATTATCAAGTTGGTAGCGGCTCACAAGAAGTCAAGCAAATGGACTTTGATGATAGAGTAGACATCATACCTGTCTCAGATCCTAATATTTTTTCACAAAGTCAAAGAGTAACATTGGCTCAAGAGCTATTACAAATGGTGCAATCCAATCCAGAAATACACGGTCCGACAGGCATTTATGAGGCCTATCGAAGAATGTATGCAGCCTTGGGCGTTGATAATGTAGATGCGCTTTTACAACCACCAGCTGACAACACACCAAAACCTATTGATGCAGGGCAAGAAAACGCTGGTTTATTACTAGGTCAACCCGCTCAAGCGTTTGCAGAGCAGAACCACCAAGCACACTTAGATGCGCACAAAAGTTTATTTTTGACCGATATCGTAAAACAAAGTCCACAAGTGCAAGCATTAATAATTTCGCATTGTATGCAACACTTACAATTTATGGCCATGCAAATGGCACAAGAACAAATGCCACCTGAAATGCAACAACAAATACAACAGATACAAGCTCAGATGCAACAAGTGTCGCCACAAGAAGCACAACAGATCCAACAACAAATACAGATGGTTATTGAACAATTTAGCTCTCAGATTATGGCGCAACTAGCCAACGAGTTTTTACAATCTATTGGTATGGGTGGTAGCGAAGATCCGTTAGTTGATATTAGAAAACGTGAATTAGACTTGCGTGACAAGGAGCTTGACATGGAATCAGAGCAGTTTGTTGCAAAACAAACACAAAGACAACAAGAAAAAATCATGGATAGCGAAATACAGCAAGAGAGACTAAATGTGCAAAAACAAATAGCTGATGATAAACTTGGTGTAGCGATAGATAGATTAAGACAAAATGCAGATCTTAAACTGCTTGAACTTGAAAATAAATTGAGAGGAATAAGATGACCACATCATATAAACTAGAAGCACAGAAAAAACTGAAAGCTGAAAAAAAACTTTTAAGGGAGCAAGAAGCAATTGAACACAAAGCAAAGCTTGAGGCAGCTGAAAAAGCTCACCAAGCTAATATGCAAAGATTGGCTAAAAAAATGGCAAGAATTAATGGCGAAGTTGTTAAAGAGGAAAAGCCAGTAAAGAAAAAAGCTACAGTAAAAAAAGCAAAACCAAAAAAACCAGCGGCAAAAAAAAGAGGTAAGCCAAAAAAATCTTAATTTATGGACGAAATCCAAGTAATCGATAACATTAAGAAGGTTATTGCCTCACGGGAGCAACAGATACAAGAAACTCTGATGTCTGGTGGCTTAAAAGATATTGAACATTATAAATATTTGCAAGGAGAGCTTTCTGCTTTATACTATATTGCAAACGCAATAAGTGACATGGGAAAACAAATATGACAGCAACGCCACAAGAAAAAGCAGTAAACAAAAAACTTGCAGAAGCATATATTGATCCAGGTGATAGGGTTTTAGATCCTGAAAAACTTGATGCATCGATTTTAGAAAGGATGCCACAACCAACAGGATGGCGTATGTTGGTCTTGCCTTATGCTGGTAAAGCAAAAACAGATGGCGGCATCGTACTTACAAAACAAACAACAGATCGTGAGGCGCTAGCAACCGTTGTAGCTTATGTGGTTAAAAAGGGGCCATTATGCTATAACGATAAGTCTAGGTATGGAGAAACACCCTGGTGCGAAGAAAAGCAATGGGTTTTAATCGGACGCTACTCTGGTTCGAGATTTAAACTTGAGGATGGTGCAGAGGTACGAATCATCAACGATGATGAGGTAATAGCCACAATTCTTGATCCAGATGATATAGTGAGCTTATGACGATAGAAAACGAACAAAATCAAGTACAACCTGAGGTTGAAGAAATTGAGGTAGAGGTTACTGAATCTGAACAACAGGACGTAGCAGCGCCCTCAAGTGACGATGAGTTAGAAAATTACACCAAAGGTGTATCAAAAAGAATCAATAAAGTTAATGCAAAAAGAAGAGAGGCTGAGGAAAAAGCAGCTAGACTAGAGCAAGAGCTTTTACAAAAAGATCAACAGGTACAGCAATATTACAATGCAGCTGTTACTTATCAGCAAAATTTGTTGGCAAAAGAAGAAGAAGCAGTACAAATTAAAGAACGCGAAGCAGATCAGCTTTATAAAAAAGCGCATGAATCTGGCGATGCAGAATTAATATCTAAGGCTGATAGCCTTAAGAACGAGGTTTCTATACAAAAAGAGAAAGTTCGTATAGCTAAACAAAGACAACAAGAAGCTAATACACAAAGTCAACAAGCCTATCAAGGTCAACAACAGCAACAAACCTATCAACAACAGCCACAAGAAGCACCTGTGCAACCAACACAAGAAGCATTAGAGTGGAAATCTAAAAATGAATGGTATGGTGAAAATGTTGAGGCAACTCAATACGCCCAATACACACACATGAATCTGGTTAATGAAGGCTTTGAACCTGACTCTGATGAATATTACTCAGAGCTTAACCAAAGAGTTTACAAAGTTTATCCTGGTTTACAATCGGGAAATGCTGAACAAAGTGAGGAGAGACCCGCTGTGCAAAGAGTCGCCTCAGCCTCTGTAGGAGGTCGGCAAAAAACACAAGGCAAAAAGAACGGTGTGCAATTTTCAAAATCTGAGGTTGCCAGACTCCGTGGATTAAAGCCACACGGTATGACGGAAGACGCGTGGTTAAAATCCGTTGCTAAAGAAAAACAACGCATACAGTCCAGGGAGGCAAAATGACAATCGAAGAAAATAATGATATGACACATTCCAGAAATTCCCGTGAATCCGAGAATCACGCTAATAATACTCGTAGACAACCATGGAGACCAGTAAGAAAACTTGAAACTCCTCCTCCACCAGAGGGATACGAATATCGATGGATAAGAGAATCTATGTTGGGACAGCAGGACGTTGCTAATGTAAGTAGACGACTTAGAGAAGGATGGGAACTCGTAAGAGGAACAGACTTGCCTACAGAATTTGCTTTACCTGTAGCTGACGATAACTCAAGACATGCTGGTTTAGTTTATAGTGAAGGTCTTTTATTAGCGAATTAGCGAAAATACCAATCGAAACCAAGAATGAGCGTAATGCTTATTACGAGGAACAAACTGCAAGAAAAAAAGATGCGTTGGACAATAATATGTTTAACGAATCGAAAAAAGACGGCAGATATGTGAAGTACGACAGCGATAGAAGATCTAATGTTACTTTTGGGAAAAAGTAACAATCATATTTAGGAGAATATTCTATGGCTAATAATAATAGCGCATTTGGATGTAAACCTGTTCGTATGATGGGCGGAGCACCTTATTCTGGAGGTCAATCTAGATATAGGATTGCTAGTGGAGCAACGACACCAATATTCCAAGGAGACTTGGTTACTCAGCTTACTGCTGGTGTAATTGGTAGACATGCAGCTTCTGGCACTGTTCCAATTGTCGGTGTGTTTAACGGCGTTCAATACACTGATCCAACAACAGGCGAACAAGTGTTTAAAAATCACTATCCGGGTAGTATTGCTGCTTCGGATATTATTGCAAGCGTCATTGATGATCCTAATGTTGTTTTTGAAGTACAAGCAGATGACACTTTTCCAGTGGCTGACTTGTTCGGAAATTTCGACATTGTTGACGGATCACCAGTTGGCGATACTTCATCTGGGATTTCAAACCTAGAGCTTGACGTGACTACAGGTGCTACTACAGCAACTTTACCGCTCAAAGCTTTAGACATATCTCAGGATCCTGATAACGACGATGTTTCATCGGCTAACACCAATGTTCTCTT